TTCAGTGCCGAAGTGGCGAAATCGGTAGACGCAGTTGATTCAAAATCAACCGCCGCGAGGCGTGCCGGTTCGATTCCGGCCTTCGGCACCAGTATCCTGTCCACCCCCGTCCGGGGAAGTCCAAAAAAACCTTAAAAATCATTATGTAGTATGATTTTATCATCCTGCATCGTCCGATCACATCCGTTGCAATCCAGACCCCGCTGGGGGCATAATTGGGGGCATCCCCACTTCGATAAGAAATGTGCCCCCAGAATGAAGCTGAATGCCCGCCAGGTCGACACTGCAAAGCCTAAAGATAAAACCTATAAAATGGCCGATGGTGGCGGTTTGTACCTTGAGGTCACGACCAAAGGATCAAAGTACTGGCGTATGAAGTACCGACGGCCAGCCGACAAAAAAGAAGACCGGCTTGCCTTTGGCGTCTGGCCGACAGTCACGCTTGCTGAGGCACGTGCTAAGCGTGACGAAGCTAAAAAGATGTTAGGGCAGGGGATTGATCCCAAAGCTGAGCAGAAAGAAGCCCAGGCTGAAAATGCGGGGGCCTACACTTTTGAAACGATCGCCCGCGAGTGGCATGCCAGTAATAAGCGCTGGAGTGATGACCATCGTTCGCGGATCCTGCGTTACCTTGAACTGTATATTTTCCCTGACATCGGTTTGGCGGACGTTCGTAAGCTGAAAACCAGTCAGCTGTTAGCGCCTATTAAGGCCGTTGATGCCAGTGGCAGGCATGACGTTGCACAACGTCTTCAGCAGCGTGTTACGGCGATAATGCGCTATGCCGTGCAGAACGATTACATAGAAACTAATCCCGCTATTGATATGGTAGGGGCACTTTCTACGGTCAAGGCTCGCCATTACCCCGCATTACCGTTCCGTAGTTTTCCTGAGTTTCTTGCGCGTCTTGCCGCATATCGTGGACGAATTATGACGCGTATTGCTGTAGAACTTTCATTACTAACTTTTGTCCGTTCCAGTGAGCTGCGCTTTGCCTGGTGGGATGAGTTCGATTTTGAAAGAGCCTTGTGGCGGGTTCCTGCACAACGCAAAGAGATAGAAGGAGTTCGTTACTCCCATCGTGGCATGAAGATGAAAGAGGAGCATCTTGTACCGTTAAGCCGTCAGGTTTTAGCCTTGTTGGAAAAGTTGAAGCAGTTAAGCGGTGACAACGAGAGGCTCTTTCCCGGCGATCACGATCCTAAAAAAGTCATGAGCGAAAACACGGTTAACAATGCTCTGCGTGCTATGGGGTATGACACAAAAACCGAAGTTTGCGGGCATGGCTTTAGGACAATGGCACGAGGGGCGCTGGGTGAGTCAGGATTGTGGAGTGATGATGCGATAGAGAGGCAGTTGAGTCATTCGGAACGGAATAGTGTACGCGCTGCTTACATACATACCTCTGAGCATCTTGAAGAAAGAAGGCTCATGGTTCAATGGTGGGCTGACTACTTAGAATCTAATAAATCTAGATTTATTACACCTTACGATTATTCAAAGCAATATAAAAAACGGTGATTGTTAGTTTTTTAATAAAAGGAGTTGTTAATGAGCATAAAATCTAAAGAAACAAAAGCCTGCATTGGAAAGTTAGCTAATAATATTAGGGCCGAGAGAATAGATTACAGCAGTTATTTAGAGCTTTATTCCGGCGAAGAGAATATTAGTAATATAAATAATATAAATAACACTGTAATTTATGGGCGTCGCGGATCTGGTAAAACACACTTGTTGAAAGCTTTGTCAGAGATGGTTTTAGATAAATATGATGAAGATAAAATATTTCCTATTTATGTTGACTTGAGGAGGATTATCCCTATTGTTTCTCCAGAAGTGGAAAATAAGGAGATAGATGCGCTGCTGATATTTAAATATTTAATGCAAGAAGTAGCGCTGAACCTTTATAGTAATATTCCAATGCTTTTGAGAAAAAATGAATTTGACTCAAGCAATCAAACATCTTTTGATGAAAAAGAGAGAAGGCTTAATTTAATCTTTGAATCATTATATTTAGAGTTTGACGGAAGAGAGCTTAAGAAAGCTAATGATCTCACTGTGACTGAAGAAGAAGTCAAAAGTTTGAGTGGAGAGTTCAGCGTAGCTAAGAGCCCTAGTTTGAAAGTGGCAGCCTCTGGAACAGTTAAAGAGAATAGGCAAACGGGACGCAGAGGGCATATCTCTGTTTTGCATATAACTAATGCGATTGAAGAAATAATTAATGAGCTGGATTTACGGTTTATGATGATTTTGGTCGATGAATGGTCTGAAATCCCTAGGGAAATTCAGCCTTCACTTGCTGAAATTTTTAAAAAGACATTTTCCGCAATTAATGTTGTTACAAAGTTAGCCGCTATTCCTAATAGAACAACTTTGGGCATAAAGACTGACAGCAAATTTTTTGGATTGGAAGAGGGCGGGGATGTATTCGGATATCCTCTGGATATGAGGTATGTCTTTGAAGTAAACAAAAATCAAACGCGGGACTTTTTCAATGATCTTCTCTATAAACACCTATCTTCAATAAATAAAGTTGCTATTGATGACTTAATTAAAAAAGAGAAGAAATCTAAGGAAAGCTTTATCAATCTAATTTTTGCGAACGTAGCTTTGAATGAGATTTTAATTGCTTGTGCTGGTATCCCAAGAGATTTCATGAATCTTTTCATAAATAGTTACGATAGGTTCATGCTCTCATCAAGTTCAACTGCTGCTAGGATAAGCGTAAAAAACCTTAGACAAGCTAATGCTGAATGGTACGAGTCAGATAAAAAAGAACAGGTCGACAAAAATGAAGTTGAAAAAAGACTTCTTACGGAAATTGTTAAAGAAGTGATTGAGAAAAAGAAATCAATGCATTTTTTGGTCCCAGAAAAATACTCAAGCAATAAACATATTCAAAATTTAATAGACTTACGTGTTATACATCTACGTAAAAGTGGGTATTCACACAAGGATCACCCTGGCGTTTCATATAACGTCTATTCTGTAGATTATGGGTGTTATAACTCCCTAAATATTACTAAAACGAAACTTGATACATCAATACTTAACGATCTTAATATAAAGGAATTACGTGATATCCGTCGGATTTCTTTAGAGGACAATTTCTTTCAGTCTTTCATGATGGAGATTGGTGAGGCTTTCAGGTGCCCTCATTGTAAAGGAGCAATTGATGTTAATCATCCAGCATATGCTAAGCGCAAGCTCTGCAATCATTGTTTCGAACAAGTAGAGGGCAATCCTTCTGGCAGTTAATTTCTGGTGTTCTTCCAAACTAACCGGCCTCCTAGACAAATTGCATTTGGAGGCACTTCATGTGTGTTTTAACCCGTAGCGCGCGCTCGTAGCCCCGCCACGCCTGCGCACTTCATGTAGCGGTTTTCATGCGCCTGCATGAGTGGTTATGCGCCGCGCCGCAGCTGGCCTTTCCCGCCGTTCCGGGGTGCCTGAAACTCATGCGTTTTCATGCAGCATAGACATGCACGCTCCCTTCGGTAATTAGCGGACACAAACAAGCCCGGCGCGTAGCCGGGCATCAGTCAGGGGTTATCTCTCTGGCTCAGAAAATTTTGCGCTTGCGCCGGTCGGTTCTGGCCCCTCTGAAGGGGTAAGCGCCGGTCAGGCTGATGACGTCATCCCGGAATTTCAGCGGCAGTTTTTTATGCGTCCACTTCTCAATGAGGTTCACTGCAAATTTTCGATACAGCGTATCCGCATCGTTTGCGCCTTCGATAACGCCCGGCGCATAGACTGAGCCATTCCGCTCAAACTGGCTGTACTTCATTCTGAGCAGACTGCTCAGTTCAACGCCATGGACGATAAAAAATTCATCAATGAGCGTGTCGATACGCTCGTCCATGATGCCCTCGTGGCAGAAAACGTAGGCATTTGCCTTGCGTCCGGTGGCGTCGGCCAGAGCAGGTAAGTGCTTTTCTTTTTCGGCAATCAATCCGGCAAGGTCTGATGCCGTTTCCTGCTGCTCCAGATATTCTGCGCGCAGCGCCTTCATCTCCGGCGTGACGGTGCCGCCGTTCTGCTCAAGCAGTTCACGAAAGCGCGCCCGGTTGTCCTGGCTTGCCTGCTCCGTTTCGGTTCTGCTCTGTCGCAACGCGCTGATGGTGTCTTCAGCGGCGGCTTCTGCCTGCTTTGCTTCCAGCCAGGCCAGCATTTTACCCTGGAGGTCCTGGACGCGGGGTTGCCAGCCAGCAGGAAGACTCTTTACCAGCGCGGTTGTGTTGCTGATAACGTCGGCTTCGGGCAGCTTCAGGAGCCACCCCGCATCCTGCAGCGGTTTCTGGCTTTTTGCTACGAGCGAGCCAACGAGTTCAGCGATTGTCTTCATCTCTTCTTCTGTCATGTTCTGCTGTGTCATGCTGTTTTTCCTCTCTGTCAGGGCTTTGCGTGGCGGTCTTTGCGGGCGCTTGCTGAACCATAGCGGCCCAGCGTCTGCGGCTGACGAACCGGCATGTCATTCTGCGGTTCCGGCTCTGCCGCTGCGGGCCTGTGCGGCTTCATGATGATTTTCTCGACGCTCTCCAGCGCGGTGAACGTGCAGGAGCAGTCGAGGTTCTGGCACTGGTACCAGGTACGCTTTACGGAGGGCGCTTCATAAGCGCTGGTGCGGGTGTAGGCCACCTGACCACATTCGGGACATTTCAGTGCCATCTCGTTTCCTGTCGGCTGGTTTCATTAAGTCAATTGTGCCGGGTCTGGCACAGTGGCTTCTACCGGAGGGCGTTGTATGACGGACCAGACAAAAGCATTACTTCTGGCGAGCCAGGAAAAGGTCTCACTGAAGCCTGTTATCAGCTTTCAGTTTTATATAAATCCTTCACTATTCTTCACCAGAGAAAAAAAGAGTGAATACAGTAAATTAAGAGGTGAAGAGTGAAAAAGTAATCCTTCACCTTCTGTTCACCATCATTCATCGCCGGGATTCCGGCCTTATTCGCCCTTTAGAATTAGTAGTTTTTAAAACCCGACTGAAGCAAACTTAAAGTTATTGGATAAAACCTTACTATCCCTCTTTAGTGCTATTTAGTACTGTTCACGTACACCCATGCTTTATGTGGTTTTTGTGCGACCGGTCAGGCAGATTTCTGTTGTTGTCACCGGCAAAAATATTCGCAAAATAAAGAGCTACCCGATGCCGTACACACCTGTGCGGCGCTTCACGGATATCTAAGAGGTAGCTCATGCACACGACTTTAAACGCTCATTCATCCGCCCCGGCGGCCCCTGCCATGCCGGTATCATTCCCGGTTCAGGAGCGCTTTATGCGCCTGCCGGAGGTGATCCATGTTTGCGGCCTGTCCCGCTCAACCATTTACGACCTAATCAGCCGCAGCGCTTTTCCGGCGCAGGTATCGCTTGGCGGCAAGAACGTCGCCTGGCTTGCCAGCGAGGTCAGCGCCTGGATGAATGCACGCATCGCCGCACGCGGTCAGGAACGTGCAGCATGATCTCCACCAACTCTTGAGATTTTCCGCCATGCTGCATTTTCCTTTGTTCCCCGGCTTGCACGCCGGGGCTATTCCCTGGTACAGTCTTTATGCTGTCGCAAAATCGGCAGCCGGGATTGGCGTCCTGAATACAACGTTGGCGACACCAGACGCGCCTTGCGTCTTTTTTTGTGTCTGTGCCCTGATGCACCCATTTTTCGGGCGACGGTTCTGTATCTGTCGTACCTATCGCGTAATGGTGGCTCAGGCGGGGGCTTCTCACGAAGCGCCGGTTTCCAATGTTGCCGGTTACGCCAACCCCGTCTGGGCTACCACCAGTGAAATTGGCGTTTCCGGTGGTGGCTGTAAGCTACTAACATTGGAGACTGCTATCATGGCTACGGTCCTTAATTCCCCATACCCTCAGTTTGTTTTCGTCTTTGCCGCCGTGCGCCGTACTGAGCGCCAGCAGCGTATCCACATGCTCCGCACCGTTGCCGCTGACGAACGTGCCGCCCGCCTGACGCTGGCCCGCGATTACGTGCTGTCCCTTGCTGCCCGCCTGCCGGTCCGGGAGGTGCGCGCATGACTCACGCCACCATTTCCCACGCAGACCTGTTACGCCTTGAACACCTGCGCAACGCCGGGCGCTTTATCAGCGACATGACCATGCTTCAGGAGTGCCACGAACAGCCACCGGCCACACAGCAGGCGCAGCTGAACTCGCTGATTTTCCTCATCACCGAGCAGCTGGACGGAGTGGTAAACCGCTGTCAGGACGGCTGGATGAACGGGGAGGTTGAGCCATGAGCACACGTACCCTTTCCCCCGAACTGCATTCCGCGCTTTCACGCCGCGCGGTGGCCTGCGCCTGGCTGACCGTCTGCCGCGAACAGAAGCGCTATCCCGGCCTGACGCTGGCGCGCCTTGAGCACGCTATCGAAACCGAGCTGGAGGACTTCTACCTGCGCCAGCACGGACGCCAGCGCGGTCAGGAAATTGCCTGCGCGCTGCTCGACGACCTGCTGGCCGCTGGGCCGCTCAAGTCGGCCCCGTGCCTGAGCTTTCTGGGACAGGTGGTGATGGATGAACTCTGCGGGCGCCTCAAAGACGCGCCGGTGCTGCACTGAGGGAGAAAAGAATAATGAAAATGACCGTATCAGACGCGGCAAAGGCCGCGCGGGGCCAGTGGCCCCGCATCCTGCCCGCGCTGGGCGTGAAGGTGGTGAAGAACCGCCATACCTCCTGCCCGGTGTGCGGCGGAACCGACCGCTTCCGCTTTGACGACCAGGAGGGGCGCGGCACGTGGATTTGTAATCAGTGCGGTGCCGGTGACGGCTTGGACCTGGTGAAAAAGGCCCTCTCACTGAGCCTGACCGAAGCCGCTGCGCGGGTAAACGGCCTGACCGGCTGCCTGCCACCGGTGGACAGCACGCCTGCCGCCAGCGCGGGCGAAGATAACGAAGCCGCACGCGCCGCCGCCGTGAAGCAGGCCCGGCAGCTGGTCAGCAGCGCGCAGCAGGCAACCGGCAACGCCTACCTGTCCCGCAAAGGCTGGCCGGAGCAGCCCTGCCTGACGCTGACGAAGCCGCAGAAAGTCGCGCTCACGGCCTATCGTGCCGGTGACTTGCTCGTTCCCCTGCACGATACGGGCGGCCAGCTGGTAAACGTGCAGCTGATTAACGCCGCGGGTGAAAAGCGCACGCTGAAGGGTGGCCAGGTAAAAGGCGCGTGCCACGTTCTCAGCACCGGCAGACCGGCAGCGCGCATCTGGCTGACGGAGGGCTACGCCACCGGCCTGACGGTTCACAACCTGACTGGGGATGAGGTGTGGATTGCCCTGTCGTCCGTTAACCTCCTTTCTCTGGCTGGCCTTGCCCGTGAAAAGCACGCCACCCTGCCGCTGCTGATTGCCGCCGACCGCGACCTGAACGGCAACGGCCAGGCTAAATCAAAGCAGGCCGCCGAAGCCAGCCGCGCAGCTGTGGCCCTGCCGCCGGTGTTCGGCGACTGGAATGACGCTTTCATGCAGCACGGTGAGGAAAGCACCCGGCGGGCGCTGGCCGAAGCCGTCACGCCACCCGCCGCCAGTCCGTTCGACGTGATGAGTGAGGCGGAATTTTCGGCCATGAGCGCCAGCGAAAAGGCGGAGCGCGTAGCGGAGCACTACCGCAGCGCGCTGGCCGTGGACGCCAGCGGGGAAATTCTGTCCCGTTACCGCTCCGGCGCCTGGAAGGTGATTTCCGGGAAGCAGTTTGAGCGCGACGTGGCGAAGCTGTTCCAGCGCCTGCGCGCACCGTTTTCGGCGGGCAAGATTTCGGGCGTGGTGGACACGCTGAAGCTGATGCTGCCGCAGCAGGCTGACCCGGCGCGCCGCCTGATTGGCTTCCGTAACGGCGTGCTGGACACCCGCACCGGCGGCTTCAGCCCACACAGTAAAGACTTCTGGCTGCGCACGGTCAGCGAGGTGGACTACACAAAACCCGTTCAGGGCGAAACGCTGGCAGACCATGCACCGCACTTCTGGCAGTGGCTAGACCGCGCCGCCGGGCGCGACCCGGCCAAACGCGACATCATTCTGGCTGCGCTGTTTATGGTGCTGGCGAACCGCTACGACTGGCAGCTGTTTCTGGAGGTCACCGGACCCGGTGGCAGTGGTAAAAGTATCATGGCTGAAATCGCCACCATGCTGGCCGGAACGGACAACACCACCTCAGCCACCATTGAAACGCTGGAGTCGTCCCGCGAACGCGCGGCGGTGATTGGGTATTCGCTGATTATCCTGCCCGACCAGGAAAAGTGGAGCGGCGACGGCGCGGGCATCAAGGCCATTACCGGCGGCGATGCGGTCTCAGTGGACCCGAAGTACCGTGACGCCTACTCAACCCACATTCCGGCAGTAATTCTGGCGGTGAACAACAACCCGATGCGCTTCACCGACCGCAGCGGGGGCGTATCACGCCGCCGGGTTATTCTGCACTTCCCGGAAATCATCCCGGCAGACGAGCGCGACCCGCAGCTGAAGGAAAAAATCAGCGGTGAGCTGGCCGTGATCGTACGCCAGCTGATGCAGCAGTTCAGCCAGCCACAGCAGGCCCGGTCGCTGCTTCAGTCGCAGCAGAACTCCGACGAGGCCATGCGTATCAAGCGCGACGCAGATCCGATGGTGGACTTCTGCGGCTACTTGTTCACTACACCGGAGCCAAACGCCCTTTACATGGGGAACGCCAGCATCAGGCCGCTTCAGCCCAGGCGTTACCTTTATCACGCCTATCTGGCTTATATAGAGGCAAACGGCTACAAGAATCCGCTCAGCATGAAGATGTTTGGCCTGTCACTGGAAAGCATCATGCGGGAATACGGACAGCACTACATGAAGCGGCGGACAAAACTGGGGGTGCAGACCAACCTGGACCTGACGGAAGAAAGCAGCACCGACTGGCTGCCGAAGTGCGATGACCCTGCAGCGGCATGACTATCAGAACCGGCGAAAGCCGGTTTTTTTATGTCCATATTTTACTCAGTATTTGCTTAGTATTCACTA